AATTTAGACGAATTAACTCGCATTTCAGGATGATACAATTGCAAAGGAACCCAAAACCGATGCAACCGAAGTACATAAGGGTTAAACGATGGAACACCCAAGGGATTTGAACGGACATCAATACCTTGATGCAACGTAACTCGATCACGAGCATTGACAAACTGAATACGGACCGGGTAAATAATACCCGGCGTAACAGAAAACGCCTTATTCTCGGGCATATCATACCGAGAATAGCCATTTACAGCATGAGAAATAAAAGGTTGCTTACCCATAAACTATTTTACAAAAAAAAGGATTAGAAGAATCAACACCAAAACAGTCTACCCAAAAATCAATAACATCAGAAGTTACCGAAATAAACCGCTGCTTATACTTAACCTTACTCAAAAAATCCCGAAGCTTCACAAGGCGCGAAAAACCTCCTTTAACGATACGGGAAAAGTCGGAAGGACGAAGGACCCTCTCAGCAACTTCACGAAGAAAGCCAAGAGCCAAAGAACTACCGAAAGCAATAGCATAGGTCCAAGCAGTAGAAATTTTACGAAAATATAACGCATCTTGAGAAAGATACTTATCGTAGTAGCGAGGGATACGGTAACGATAAACAACACCGGTCTTATAATCTGTATAAAACCAAAGACCAGAAGTGACACCGGGAGCCTTAAAATCTCCCAAATAATCTCCAACACCCGCCGAAATAAATTTACGGCGATACCTGCTATTTTGAAGAAAGTCATAAAGATTAGTTTTTAATTTACCTACAGTAATAGGAAGAGACTTCGCAAAATCGACAGAACGCTCGTCCATATAAACAGACTTGCCAACATACTTCACAACATACCGAAGACGCTTATCCGTTATAGATGAAATCCAAACAAAACCTAAATCCTTAACGGCTTCACGAATAGCATTATAAGAACTAGAAACATCCCAAAGAACACCATGAAAATGAAGACGAGGCTCATTACCTTGCTCTGGATGAGTTCCAAATTCTTGAAAAACAGCATGTTTAATGGAATGACCAAAACGCCTGCGAATACGTTCAAACCACATGCGAATAAAAGAGGAAGGATTCAACAATGCACTATCGTAATACTCCGGGGCTATCGTAATCGTAACAAAGACCGAATTACGATGCAAACTCTTCTGATACTTAGTTTCACGCTCTAAGCGAACATACCAATCATTACGCTGCTGCCGCAAACACTCCTCACAACGACCACAAGGGACCATAAGACGCTGAGTAAAATAATCCCAAGGCCGATTCATCAACAAAACCTTACGATCAGTCAAGCCAATAGTCCGAGAACTATACGCGCGATTCCTTATCCAAATGGGAGAAAGACACATCTTTTACATCAAAATAAATACCGGGATACTGTTCAGACAACAAACGGACATAATCAGAAGCTTGTTCATAAGTTCGAAATCGAGCAACGACCTTAAAACACTTGCCTACACGCTTTCTCACAAAGAAGGGCGCATAGGCAAGCTCAAAACGCTGATAGTAACGCAAAATCATCAAAGAACTGTTCCTCCTAAAGGCCGAACTACAATTCGTTTACCTCCTTTACCTCTAGTCTTCTTCTTCCTGCTCATACTTAGAAAAACTTTTTTCATCAACCTTAACCAAAATCAAACCTTGCGACTGAGAAGAAGCAGGCAAAAGCTTCATATCAAAAAACAGAGCGCCGGAAGACAAAGCCTTAAAGAAATCACCAAGCTTCTGGTCAGGCAAATAATAACATCCTTTAGGCAAGAAAATAGAGCTAAAGTCCAAATACGTAGAAAGCTTAGAAGATTCAAAATCCAAAGAATAAACCGGATCATAATACTTAAAAGAACCGTCAGGTTCTTCCTGACCAAAGGAAACCAAATAACCTCCATTCGAAAGAGGATAATTAGCAATCAACACCGAAATAATCGGATTTTCAACAGAACGAGAAGACTTCAACATGTCTTCATTAATAACATTAGACGGCATAATAAATAAGGTTTAAAATTCAAAGACAAATATAAACAAAAAAAAATCTAATTCCAAATTATTGACGACGAAATTGCCGACTAATTGTAGAAGTATGCTTCGTCCAACCTCCACCAACAGGATTAGGAACTAAGTCCTCTGTAACATCCTCAAGTCTTTGCACAGGAGGAGCTGAAGAAAGAGCCTTTGCGCCGGCAACATGTCCAACAGCAGAAATAGCGCCACTAACAGCAGTATTAACAATACTATAACCAAATCGATTTTTTTCAGAACGAAGCACCCAACGATTAGTATACATATCATATTGAAAATCCTGCAAACTAAGTTTCATATATTCTTTGCGAATTTCCTTACCGGTCATCTTGACCGTACGCTCAACCTTTCCTTTCTCGTTGATAATAGGAACATCAACCTTCGTGTTCCAATTCACATCAAACCAGTTCTCCAAATCATCTGCCGTCAATTCATTCACACGTGCCAACTGCTCCTGATTAGAAGAAGAAGACTTCAAATAAAGCGCCCGAGCAGTCAACAACTGCAATTCTGCTTCAATTTGATCATCAATGTAACCGGTACGAGCCTTAAGCTGGTAATATTCTTCCTTAGCCTTACCAAGATCTGCCTTAATCATCTCAAGATTATAACCAAAAGCAGCATCTTTCAACTCGTTATCAATAGTATAGGACAAAGATATAGCAGTATTCAAACTTGCACGCGCTGTAGCTTCAGTAATTCCAGCCTCAGCAAGTCCTGCCTGCGCCTTCATCAAACGTTCACGCAAATCCTTATCCAAAGTCTGAGACTTATACCAATCAGCTTCAGCATCATTAAGAGCTGCAGCCGAACGCTCACGCTCCTGCTGAGCATCTTTCAACTGAATATCCGCATACGCAGAAGGATTACCAGCAAGAGCAGCAAGACCACCAGCGGAACCAGAAGCAACTGGACCATGGCCAGACGGAGCACCACCACTGGATGTAGGAATAGTAGCAGAAACACCAACTCCAGACTGACCAAGAACAGCAGCTGGATTCAAACCAGCAGCCAAATTACGCTCAAGAACAGCAGAAGGATCATTATACGCATTTTGATAATCAAACATCTGCTTATCATGAGCCAACTGAAATTCCGCAGATTTAGACATCTGTTCAAGGGCATACTGCTGTTGCAATGCCATTTCCTTCTGCTTATACTTCCAATTACGGCGAGCAGAAATACCACCGAACAAAGCATCAGCAATACCAGAACCAGAAGAAGCACCAGCAGAAGAGGCAGCATTCATGCCAAGAGATTGACCCATCATTGAAAGAAAATCACCGGCAGGCATATTAAGGAAGCTTTAAATTAGACCGAACATCAAGTTGAACAGTATCACAATGAACACCGGAAGAACGATAAACCAACTTCCGAGAACATGAAGCAGCAAAATAAACAGATAAAGCCGTAAGAATGGCAATCAACATTGACCAAAAACTTTTCTTACGATAAAACGGTACCTTTTCCATAACAAAAACAGCAATAAGAAACCATAAGAAAATACGCTATCGAAACCGCAATTCGATATCCAAATTTGATGTTCAAAGCAAACATCAAAATCGGTCCGCGCACATATCATATATCTTCTAGTAAAGGGATATGTAATTTTCTTTTATAAAGATAATAAGTTTATACGGGCGGCACGCCGACTCCGTCGACATAAAGTGCCGATTATTAAGGTGCTAAACGCTACCTGCGGTGCGAGGTAGGAAAGTGGAACAGGAACCGAAGGAAGCACCTTAGTGCTCCCTTCGAGAATCCTAAACCTCATTAATCCTCTTTCTCGGGCTTAGCGGGCTTAGCGGGATTAGCGGGCGAAGCCGAACGCTGCCGTTCAAGAAAATCATCAATAACTCCCTGTCCACTTTCCAAACCATCAAATTTATCAATCCGTGAAAACGAATTAGGGTCAAAATCCAACGGAGGATCATAATCTTCACCTTTCCTAAAATCAGAATCCGAAGCTTGAACATCTGGACGTCCAGGCAAAACATCTACAACACCGGAACCATTCAAAACCGACATGATTCGCTCACCACGAGACTTATATTCCGGAAAATCATCAATCATATATTCCAACATATCAACGACTAGTTAAACGAGTTGCAAAAGACTTATTCACAAGATTTTTGACAACTACTTTGTACGACATATTAACAAAAAAATTATCCTCCTTATCTGATACAAAAGGATTATTAACAGTACTCAGATTAGTAAAAAGCATAGAAGGACTAACCTCATTCGGATTTGAAGATAAACCGATCGTATAAAAATCTCGCTGCTGCACCCAATAAGACTGTAACGGAACAGTAGCCTTAGGCGTAAGAGTAGACTGTAAAGAACCTAACACCTCATCATAAGAAGACCGGAATTCATTATAACAAGGCTCTTTAGCTACGGTCATACTCTCAGAAGGCGAACCATTTTTCCAACCATAACCAATACGCCAGAAAGGAACATCTTGATAACCAATATCGTTATAAATCGGATTAAAATAATCGGCACCACGATACTCCAAATAATCGGGACGTATACCGGTCCAAAAATAAACAGGTCGAATGGTCAGCATATCAAAGATATAACCAGGCTCTTTAAAATAATAAGTTTGTTCACGACCAAGCACAGTATTAAACGCAATAGAGCCACCCATCTGACCTAATGCAGCAGCTTTACCACCTTCAAAACCGGACTGACCTGCTTGATTCATAACAACCTGGCTATTAACCATAACGGAAGAACTAAAAAGAAGCTTCGGACGATCCACATGTTCAATCTTAGAAGCAAAGAACGTATAAAGCCAATCAGAAAAACGAGAACCGGAAGCACCAAGAAGATCTTTATACTCCTGCAAACGTGTCGCAACAGCAAGCTGCGGGATAGTCTTAATGCCGGTAAAATCAACATCAGAATTAGAATCACCCGGCGGCATAAGACGACTAAAACGATCGGGAGAGCTTGGACACACAGCCATAGGATGCGCTGCCAAAAAAGGAACATTCAACGTCGCAGAAAAATAAACCTTAGCAGGAACATTAGCATCAGTTCCCTTACCATTATTCCAATCAACCGTAGGCTCCTGAACATCATAAGGACTAGCCGGAACCTTAAAATTCATATCCTGAGGATACATCTGCAACAACTTGTTAAAATCCGGAGCAGCTGCTATTGTATCTTTATTAAACAAATCAGAACGAAGAATCTCTACAAACAAATCAGAACGGTTCCACGATAACTCATCACAATCATCACCAAGTTTCCGATCCTTCGGATAAAACATCGTTTCAAAATAATGGTCCAAAAACTCTAAATTACCATAACGCTGCCAAAAATAAGAAGCGTGCGAACGATAATCAACCTCCGATACCGAAGAGGAAAAAGTAGTATAAAAAACAGGCCGATAAGTTCCGGGATGAGCAAAAGAAAAAACACCCCACGAAGAATACGAATAATAATTACGAACAATATCCCAATAACCTAAATAGGTATCTGCATTGACCGTAAGAAACTTCGCAGCTGTCTTCGACAAGTATCCAGAAGTAGGCAAAGTATTAGTAGGATAATTAATAATCGGACTATTAGCAACACGAAGCCAAGACATCAAACTATTCGGAAGCGCAGCACGATGATTAAACGGCATAATCTGACTGAAAAAAGCAGAAGTACCGGCACGCGGATACATAAAAGAAGTATAACTTCCAGCACCACGGTTATCTACAACCGAGGGAATAAAGTTATACGTCAAATTATTCATATCGAATTTAGACGAATTAACTCGCATTTCAGGATGATACAATTGCAAAGGAACCCAAAACCGATGCAACCGAAGTACATAAGGGT